TTGGATCCTACACTCAATGCAGCTTATTCCAGAATAGATAAACTGTGTTTAATCGTATCTGAGGATCTTACTACTGGAATACAAAGCGCTTATATTCAGGTTGTTCAGGGAACAGAATCAGCTAATCCTTCAGCTCCAGCAACACCATCAACACCATCTTCATTAACTGAGATGTACCTTGGAGTAGGCGTTATTGCTACAGTGACAGTATCAGAAAGCATTATAGCATCTTATGTAGATAATACATCTTTGTATGCAGGATCCTTTGTCACAAAGACTGAATATGATAATGATTTGGCTCAAACAAGGCAGATGATAGCTCCAATTGAGGCTACAAATGTAGTTTCCAAAGTTGGTGGATATGTAAAGGATGACAGACTTATCTATAATGGAGTCCTCTATAAGGTTGATGCTAGTACCATCTCTGAAGGGACAACACTTGTTCCTGGTGGAAATATTTCATTATCGCCTGATGTGGAAGCTCAGATTAGTTCGTTAAATTCCGCTTTAGCGACACAGAAAGCAAGTTATTCTTACACCACAGATACCAATGGTTCTGTAATGCTTTATATAGATAACAATAAGACAACTAAGGCAAATCCTCAGTACACTATTATTGATTTTGTAACAATTACTGATAGTAATAACAATTTTGTTGGTGGAATCCCATGCCCACGTGGTACTGATTATTTGTATAGAGCAATCAGTATGGTCAATGGAAGTACACTAGGAAATGCAACTCTTAATGTTGTGGTTGAATATCATAGCAAATTATAATATGTACCTCTATAGTCATTATTCTGCTTATTTAGTCCAAACATTAGTCCAATTAGTTCCATTATCAGATGAAGTTTGCCATAATAAAAAACCATTATTTATTCTTAATCTAGCTAAGTAATTGGCATTCCATCTGAATACAATATTTGCAGATTCAAGAGAATCATGTTCAAGCACAACTTCTCTACCATCAGTGTTTGCTTTAGTCGTTAAAGCGGAATTTAGCGAAGTAATTATTAACAAAAATTTATACATTATGTTAACCAAGAGCATCCATAAAAGGGTGCTCTTTTTTATGAAAAAAGGAGGAAAATCAAAATGAGATACTACCTTATTAGAATTGCTTACAACAAGATTGCAAAGGCAGAAGACAGACCTCAACCAGCTGCTTATGACACTCTGGATGAAGCTAAGAAGGCATTTCATAACTTTTTTGCTCAGAACATCCTGGGCTCAACAATTGGATGGTGCATGGCTATGGTAGTTAATCCTTATGGAGTCATTGTTGATAATCTTAGCGAGAGATGGGAAGAGCCTGTTGAACCTGAACCGGAAGTGACTGCTTCAGAATCTGTGTGATATATCCAATAGGGGGCTGATAGTATGAAAACATATTTTTGCGGTATTTTAGGAATTCTTGGAGGTTTTATTGTTGGACTTTTTGGAGGATGGGATGCAGGAATGGTAACGCTGGTAACGTTCATGTGCATTGATTACATTAGCGGAATCATTGTTGCAGGAGTATTTAAAAAATCAAAGAAGTCCAAACAGGGAGCGCTATCTTCCAAAGTGGGATGGATGGGCCTATGTAAGAAGGTAATGACTCTAATGATAGTAGTAGTAGCTTATAGGCTGGATTTGCTTATTAGTACTGATTATATCAGGGATGCGGTTGTTATCGGCTTCTGTGCTAATGAAGTAATTAGCATAATAGAGAATGCAGGATTGATGGAACTACCACTTCCACATGTTCTTATGGATGCTATTGAGGTTCTTAAGGGAGATAAGAAAAATGGCTAATGCTACTCAGATTGCTACGTTTATCCAACAAATAGCGCCATTATGCCAGAGCGCTTATAGAATCGTTGGAAAAGTGAAGCCTTCAGTTGCTATTGCTATGGCTTGTGTTGAGTCAGCCTATGGAACAGCTGGAAGCTGTAAGCATCATTCTTATTTTGGTCAGAAAGTTGGAACTGGAAAAACAGCTTTGAAGTACTGGGGAGGTAAGTTTTTCACTTCCAAGACTAAGGAAGAGTACACCATTGGAAAACATACAACTATAAGCGCTGCATTCAGAGCTTATAATTCCATGCAGGAGTGTGTCCTTAATTTCTATGAGCTTTTGAACACTTCAATTTATTCCAGGGTAAAAGCGGAAGCTTCTTATGAGGAGCAGATGAAACAAATAAAAGTTTGTGGATACATGACAAGCTCCACAGAGGTTAATAGTGTCCTGACGCTCATTAAGCGCTACAATCTGTCTTCAAAGTATGATGTTGTGAATGGTAATCCATATAGGGAACCAATTTCCAACATTAAAAAAGGAATGTGTGGTAATGCTATTAAATGGGTACAATATCAGCTTAACCTTTTTGGATATAAGCTTGTTGTTGATGGAATATTTGGAGAGCATACCCATGAGGCGGTGGTGGACTTCCAGGAAGATCATTTTGATGCATCAGGGCATCCGCTCGTTATAGACGGCATAGTCGGGCCCAAGACGAGGGAAGCATTATCAAGGTCTTGACGAATTAAAAAAAATGATACATAATCAACTTCTCAGAATTTCTATTCTGGAATTGGTAAATGTTAATCAATAGCCACAAGAGTGCCTGCATTTACCTCTTTTCATTAACGAAGAAAGGAGGGAAAACGTATGCAAGTACTTAAGCGTCAAGGCTTCAGGTCCCCACAAGAAAAAATGGTTAATGTTAATACTGCATTTTTGAGAAACGCTGTCTCAAACAGTGATATCAAATTATTTGAGATATCTATCAAAATGGGATATTGCCCGGAATATCTTGGAAATTGTATCGGTGAAGGCAGAATTAACCGCGATTACTTGAAAATGCTTGCTTCCATGTTAGGCTTTAAAACAAAGCAAGCTTTAGAAAAGTAAATTCGTGGGACATTTCGTGGGACATTTTGTGTGTACATAGCACATTTTTAAATGTAAAATGTAAACCTAACATGTAAAATATACATAGAAAAAAGCCAGTGTTTAAGCGGTTTCTGGATGTTTATCGCATAATCACTGGCTTATATTATTTAAGCAGAACACGGGAATCGAACCCGCCTCAAAATGACCCGTAGCACAGATAAAATAAAGCTTTTATAATTTTCGTGGGACATTTTATGGGACATTAATTTATTTTACGTTCTGGATTAAAGTGCTCCTCAATGTAATCATTGGCAATCTTGGTGTATTTCTTCCGGGTGGATGTGAGAGTATTGTCATATACTCGGTCGAGAACTGAGGAACCGTTTTTCCACCTTCCAACCTCTTCAATATACTTCTTAGGGATTCCTGCATCAGATCGGAAACTTGCTGCAAAGTGTCTGAGCGAGTGAAAGTTAAAAGGAAGCCCTGTCATTTTCTGAATTTTCAAATATCGGCGTGATATCTTAGCCGGGTTCATATCAAAGACAAACCCCTCGCTCTCAGGAAGGGCATCAATGACAAATTTAGGCAGGTCTACAGTTCCGCTCAGTCCATTCTTTGGAAAAGGCTTATAAACCCATTTATTATCATCACGGACAAAATCTGCATGGATAAAGATTGTATTCATATCTCTGGAAATGTCTTCCTGTCTTAATGCGCTTATCTCTCCGCGTCTAAGCCCACCAAAAGCAGCAAGATATAGCACTGGTTTAAAATCATCCGGGGAAGCTTCTATAAGCATCTGCACGTCTTCCAGGTCCGGAGATGTGACAACCTTGGAAGTGCTTTGTGGAAATCTTAATCTGAATTTTTTATCACATTCTGCATAATCCAAGGCTGATAATAAAAATGATATTCTGTTTTTGATGGTCTTGGAAGTTAAATATACACTCCATTCGTTAATAATTCGCTGTATATGAGACGATTCTATGTCAGATATATAAATAGCCCATAACGATTTAAACATAGGCACATAACGCCTATAATCGGTAAGAGTGGACGGACTTAATATCTTGGAGCGGTCACTTATATAACTCTCCATGACTTGTTTAACTGTTTTCCCGTAAACATCTTCCGAATGGTTGCTAAGCTGCCATTCTCTAGCTTGCATCTCAGACAGAGCTTTCGCTTTTTTGGAGTTTCCACCAGTCTGATCCGGATGGACAGTAAAGGATTTCTTTATGCGTGCTCCGTCAATATTTTTGCTTGCCTGTGTTCTCCATGCTCCTGAGGGGAGCTTTCTTGCGTTTGCCATAATTACTCCTTATAATGTACAAACAATTTGATTCTGGGATGGGAAACGGTTTTGTTTTTTCCTATAACAGTTTCAGTTTCAATTTTGGCATAAATTTTATCAAAAGCACCATTTCTAACTTTCTTTATGTAATTTGCATCAAATAATGTACCAACTTTTTTACCATCTATATGAATAGTTATCCTCTTAGGGTCTTCATCTATGAATGAAATCTTTTTGCCGGACATATCTGCATCTTTAAAATGTTTGTTATTTTTTTCGGCCTCCTGATCTCCATGTACTACCATGGGAAAAGCTTTGAATCCTTTATAATGAGATTCTAATGTAAAAGAATAAGAGTTTTCTTTAGCAGAAAATAATTTTGATAGAATATTCATATAGAATGCCTCCTTTACTTGAATGGTAATTCGTCCTCTATTTCAAAGGGGAGTTCAAAAAAGCCGACCTCTTTATCATTCTCCTTATTTTCATCTGAATCCTTCTCTTTTTTCTTGGATTCCAGCTTGTTATATTCTTTCTTTAGTTCTGTAAGTCGTTCCTGGCACTTAGATATCTCTTTATAATATTGGGCCATGGCTTGACTTATCTTGTTGATATCCATAAGAATAGACTGCTGTTGTCTTAAAATAGCCATTTCATCATCAGCTTCCGTGATGGTTTTTCCGGTCATCAGGTACTCCATAGACACCCCAAAATATTGTGATATCTGATAAATTCTGTCGGCTGACATATTTTTAGTTTTTCCTATAGAGCCGTTGCTATAGCCAAGATCACTCTCAAGTTGAGTTACTGTTGTGCCTTTGTCCTTGCATAATTGTTTAATAATGTCAATTGCATCCATACCAAATTCTAACCTCCTAGAAATAATTCTAAATTTAGTATTGACACAATAGACTATATTCTATATACTGTGTTCATGGGTTAGAAATAATTCTAATTCATACAGGAGTTGGAGGAATATAGTCAATTGCATCAATTCTAAATTGTTTCCGCAAATTCAATTATAGAAAATTTTCTATTTTTCGTCAACTCCTTATCATTCTGAAAGGAGGGTCCCATGATATTTGAGAAAGTTCAGTCTATTGCTGGTAAAAAAGGGCTGAGTATTGCAGAAGTTGAGAAAAGGGCACAAATCGGAAACGGCACCATTGCAAAGTGGAAAACATCGAGCCCTACTATCGACAATCTGACAAAGGTAGCGAAAGTGTTGGAAGTAAGCATCAATTCACTGCTTCCAGAGGCAAAGTCATGAACGCCGATTTATTCCGCGCAACTCTTAAGAAGTACATGGAACTAAGGCATATAAGAAGCAAAGAGCAGCTTAGGGCTCATACAACTGTTGGAAGCAATAAGACCTTCCTGAAGTACTGGAATGAACCGGAGCTCATGCCTATCGGAATATTTTTCCAAATAATGAAAGCCTTAAATGTACCTTATGAGGAATACAACTGCATATTGAAGGGAGGGGGATAAATGAAAAGAGTGCTAATTGTAGCGTTGGGGCTTTTTTTATGCTCTTCTATCAGCGCAAGAGCTGAGACGGAACTGGTAAAAAAGCGATGCACCTGCTATGTAGAGCCGGGAGTTACTGCATCCGGATTGTACACCCGTGATGGGATTGTGGCAGGACGTAAGGAAGACCTTTACAAGGTAGCTGCAATTTATCGGTGCGATACCGGGGACCAGATCGGAGAGTTCATTGGATATTATGAATTCTTAGATACCGGAGCCGGAATTGATACGGATGGAGATGGTAAAGGGGACTCAATCAAAAAGGGGCTGTCAATTGATGTGTTTAAGCCTTCCATGGAAGAGGCTAAAGCATGGATATCAGAATATGGAGATTATGTCTATGTCCAGTACATTGACGCGGAAGGGTAACAAAAAAGGATTATCGGAAGCTGGGGAGCTAAGACGAAAACCCTTTTTGTAATAGTAACAACTATTTAGAGATTTTTTACTCGTGACTAGTATAGCACGAGGGAAGGGAGCCATTCAATGGATGAAACAACAAAATTACTGATGAAACTGGTGGAAGAGAATGCAAAATTTAAGACTGCTCTGGAGTATCTGAAGCATGAGTATGAGCATGACAAAGAAAAAGGCTATGCAAATACAGATATTGGCAATGCTCTCGCCTTTGCTGGAATGCTTCCAAAGGAAGTAAAGGTTATTGAGTTTAATAAGGAGGAGACAGATGGGAACATTATTTGAGTTAGTTGGAGACGCACAGGCTCTCTACAACATGGCAACAGATCCGGAGTGCGACCCTAGAGCACTTGATGACACAATCGAGGGAGTTATGGGGATGATTGAGCAGAAGGCAGCAGCCTACTGTCACGTTATCAAGACTTTGGAGATGGAAGAGAAGCAGGCCGAGGAAGTCTATAGAGAGTTCATGGCTAAGGCTACTATCAGAAAAAACAATATTAAGCGCATGAAGGACCTGCTCCTCTACACCATGGATGCACTTGGAAAGACAGAGTTATCTGCTGGAGAGTTTACTTTCAAGGTTCAGAAAAACGGCGGAAAAGAGCCTCTTGTAATTACTGGAGAGGTCCCGGACAAGTACAAGAAAGTCATTTATGAGGACGATAAGGAATTGATTCGCAAGGCTATAGCAGATGGCGAGGACATTGAATTTGCACATCTGGAACCGAGAGGAAAGCACATTGTTATTAAGTAGGAGGATATATGGCTAAGGTAATCGGTGTGATGGGAGAAAGTGGCTCAGGTAAGACAACAGCTATGAGGACTTTGGACCCCAAGAAAACATTTTACATTGACAGCGACAAGAAGGGACTTAACTGGAAGGGATGGAAAAAACAGTATAACCCTTCCAACAAAAATTACTGGGCTTCTGACAGCTTTAGTGTTGTCTCCGGATTATTGGACAGGATCAACAACGAAGAACAGTTCAAGGGAATTAAATTTGTAGTAATCGACACTCTTAACGGGATGATGGTAGCGGAAGAAATGAAAATACTTGCCATGCAGTCAGGAGACAAGAGATCTGCATGGAGCGACCTTGCTCAGAACGGATGGGCTCTTATCAATAAGGCTTTGGAGCTTAGGGATGATTTGACAGTTATCATCCTGTGCCACTCAGAGACCATAAGTGATGACAACGGAATTATCAGAACACGTATCAAGACAAATGGACGCAAGCTGGAGAAGCTTGTCCTTGAGTCAAAAATGACCACTGTTGTGTGGGCTGTTAGACAGGATGGAAAATATAAGTTCATTCTGTCAGCTGATGGAAGCACTTGTAAGATTCCGCTTGGAAGCTTTGAGACAGATGAGTGTGAGAATGACATCACTCTGGTTATTAAGGCGCTGGAGGATTATTGATGGATAAACTTATAGATGTGCTTAGTGATATTGCTGAAAACCTCAGAAGGATAGCTTTTGAGGTTGAAGCATTAAGAAATGAAACTGTAAACAATGATAAGGAGGAATCAGACAATGAAACAGTTTAAAGGGTATGAAAGAAATGAGAGCGTTGAATATATGGCACTTCCAAAGGGTGCTTATGTTATCAAGCTCCTGAATGTCAAAGAGGAGGCAAACAAGAACGGTAACGGCTCACATCTTAAGATTGCTTTTGATATTGCAGAGGGTGAATATGCTGGCTTCTATAAGAAGCTCTTTGAGAATGATACCAGAGAGGACAAGAAGTGGAATAATGATGCAGTTCTTTACATCACTTCCCCGGATGATGACTCTGAGCAGTGGGTTATTGATAACTTCAATAAGTTTATGACTGCTGTGGAGGATTCCAACAAGGATTATCACTGGAATTGGAAGGAGAGCACTCTTAAGGATAAGCTCGTTGGAGCTAAGTTCTGCATTGAACAGTCTGAGTATGATGGCAAGGTTTATGACCATACCAAGGCAAAATGGTTCATTGCAGCTCAGAATGTCCGTGATGGCAAGTTTGGAAAGCTTCCGAATGACAAACTCATTGAGAAGGCTAAGACTCCGAATGAGTTTAATGTTCCTGATGGAATTGATGAGGAAGTGCCCTTTTGACACATTTTGAGGAAATGCAGATCCTCAATTCAATGGAGATCCTGATTGATACCAGAGAACAGTGCACTCCAAAAGCTAAGCAGCGTTATAACAGCTTTGGAGTGCCATACTCCAGAGCAACATTATCTTATGGGGATTACACAGCAAACTTTGAATTATTGGACGGGAGCAAGCTGCACGACATTTCCAAGACAGTCAGTCCAATTTGTGTAATTGAGAGAAAAATGAACCTTGATGAGCTGGCACAATGCTTCACTCATTCAAGAGAACGTTTTGAAAGAGAGTTTTGTAAGGCACGTTCCAATGGATGCTTTATCCATCTGATCGTAGAGGATGGGAGCTATGAGAGGATTACCGGGCATAAGTATAAAAGCAAGTTTCCGCCAAAAGCATTTTTGGCAAGTATAACAGCATGGGAGAGGCGCTATGATATACACTTTCATTTCTGTTCAAGCTTGGAATCAGGTCACTTGATTAAGGAATTCCTGTACAGGGATATGAAGGAACGGATTGAGAGGGGTGATTTTGATGGCTGATAAGGATAAGGGGTCCGGCTTTGTTAAGATGCACCGCCAGATGGTTGACTGGGAATGGTACACGGATGTAGTTGTGAAAACTGTTTTTATTCATTGTATTTTTAGGGCCAACTACAAAGATACTGAGTGGAGAGGTATCAAAATTAAGCGCGGTCAATTCATAACAAGCTATGCAAATCTAGCGGAAGAGTGCGGTATTACTGTATCTCAGGCAAGAAGGGCAATTTCAGCACTATGTTCAACAGGAGAGATAACACACAAACCACACGCTAGATTCAGCATGATTACTGTACTTAAGTACAATTTGTATCAGACAGACAACAAGGTAAACAACAAGGAAAACAACAAGCTGACAACAAGCTCGCAACAACAGATAAAGAATAATAAGAATAATAAGAAATATAAAGAATATATATATGAGGAACCTGAATCAGAAGATGAGAATGAAGATGAGGATGATGATGGATGGATTGTTCCTTATAAAGACGAAAATGGTAACTGGGTAACGGGGTAATGGGTATGTATAAATTTGACAAAGAAGATGCTCATAGATTTGCTCAGGAGCAGGGAATAAGAACAAAGACAATAGGAAATGAACTGAGGTTCAACAAGTGTCCTTATTGCAGGAACAAGACTAATGACAAAGACACATTTGCCATCAATCTGGACACCGGAATGTTTAAGTGCATGAGGGCTTCCTGTGGAGCTCATGGAAACATGATAACACTGCATAAGGATTTTGGCTTCAGTCTTGGAGTTGAGGCTAATGAGTATTATGACCGCACAAGGCAATTCAGGACATTCAAAAAGAAGCCAAAGCCAAAGCCAAAGAATAAGGCCGTGGAATACATGGCTAAGCGCGGAATATCTGAGGCAGTTTGTGAGAAATACCACATCACTGTTAAGAAGGATGATGAGAATATCCTTGTTTTTCCGTTCTATGATGAGCTGGATAACTTGACTTTCATAAAGTACCGCAAGACCAACTTTGATCCTGAGAAGGACAAAAATAAGGAATGGTGTGCTAAGGACACTAAGCCTATTCTCTTTGGAATGGATTGCTGCAATCTGGAAAATAAGACACTCATCATGACTGAGGGCCAGATTGATAGTCTTAGTGTGGCGGAAGCTGGCTTTGAGAATGCTGTATCTGTTCCGACTGGCAAAAATGGCTTTTCATGGGTGCCATACTGTTGGGATTGGCTGCAGCACTTTGAAATCCTCATTATCTTTGGAGACAAAGAACATGACAGCATCACACTTCTGGATGATATGAATGAGCGCTTTAATGGCCTTGTGAAACACGTCAGAATGGAAGACTACAAGGATTGCAAGGACGCTAATGAGATCCTTCAGAAATATGGCAAAAAGCAGATAGTGGAATGCATCAATAATGCTGTTCCTGTGGAAGTCAAAGAGATAAAAGACATTTTGGAAGTTAAGAAGGTTAACCTCTCTGATCTGGAGAAGTTCAACACCGGAATCAGCAGCCTCAATAAGACACTTGGAGGCTTCTACATGGGACAGGTCATCCTTCTGACAGGTGAACGCGGAAAAGGTAAGAGCACATTAGCTTCACAGTTCGGAACCATGGCACTTAAAGCCGGATATAATGTTTTCTTTTATTCCGGTGAGCTTGTGGATTGGTATTTCCGCAATTGGCTTGATTTGCAGATAGCAGGAAGCCAGTACATCAATAAGATTCAGAATCCCTTTGGAACCTATGACTATTCAGTAGACGGAAACATATATCCGGATATCGAAAAGTGGTACGGAGGCAGAATCAAGATATTTGATAACAACATAGTCAAAGAGGATGAGCATGATGATCTTGTTTCTGTAGTCCAGAAGGCTATAGTCAGATATTCATGTAGGGTTATCTTTATCGACAACCTCATGACTGCTATGGATGATGATATATCCAGTGACCTTAACAGGCAGCAGACGGCTTTTGTAAAGAAACTTACTAAGCTTGCTAAGCAGTTCAATGTTCTGATATTCCTTGTAGCTCATCCTAAAAAGGTTCAGGGACGTTATGAGTTCTCTAATGATGATGTATCCGGAAGCTCTAATATTACCAACCTTGTGGATGTAGTCCTTAGATATGATACCCCAAACAAGGCTAATGAGGGTGAAGAGGCAGCAGATAGAATCTTACAAGTATTTAAAAATAGATTGTCCGGTAGATTAAACACCAAGGGCATTGGCCTTTACTATGATGAGGCATCTAGGAGAATATCGGAAAATCAGTTCACTTTTGACTGGGAGTTAGGTTGGGAACAGGGAACATTCAGACCAGCTTCCGTGTTGGGGGATGATGTAGTCCCTTTCTGAGGGGGATAAGCTATGACATTTAGTGAACGAAATCAAATTATTAGGAATGTTTTGCAGAACTTTGAAAAATTACATGAGAAATATACATCCAGTGTGCAGCTTCTAGCTGATGAGGAGTGGGAAGATTATATCAGAGAAATGGATAGTTTCCTGGAGCCTCATAAGGGTAGCAATCTGGAAGAGGTTTTGTGGAAGCTTTGCCAGGCGTTCCTGGATGATACAGAAATGGTGCAAAGGAAGTTAAAAACGTGATGAATGGGATGTCATTAAAACAGGCTATTTTATATCTTTTCATTTTGCTTGTAATTTACGTGTTTTTTGATTGGTATTCAACGAGGTGAATATGTTTGAAGTAAGTGATACTCGTAAATGTTGCGAATGCAGTAACTCAAAACCAAAAGAGACTTTTCATGATAAAGAAGGAAATATTCATCAGCTTTGGTTTTGTGGTAAGCATAAACAATTCATTACTGAGCTTACATTAGTACAGAGCACCTGCAAGGGTAAGGACTATAAGAAAAGTGATTGAGGCTATGGAAGGGCAAATAACAATATTTGAATATCTGGAAGAAAAGAACCGGATATGCAATTATGCACAACCTCAAACAGTAGTAGAGGTTGATATAAGAGGCTTATGTGATGACGCATACTGTCCTAAATGTGGCTATAGCTTTAAAGAATGGCTTGGAGAAGTAGATATTAATTGCCCTGAATGCCATACAAAGCTTGATTGGACATTCTGGCATAGGCTGAATGATAAGGAGGGCTGAAGATGAGTATGTTGAATAATCAGGAACTTGTTAATGCTCTTATTGTGAATCATAAAAATTGGGACTGGACAGAGTTCTCTAAGTTTTCAATTGATAAGGATACTGGGGACGCTCTTATTCAGGAATATGAGCTTATGAAAAGAGAGAGGGATAAAACATGACAAAGGTAGAAATTGGAGCATTGGTGGAGAAGCTTCTCTGGATCCGAGACAACAGGGAGCTGAGCATGGAAGAAAAAGACACTTTAGCAGACGCTTGCAATCTTATCTATCATCATGAGGATGAGCTTGCAGAAAAGTGAGGCAATAATGAATATCACTTTTAAAAATTCCAAAAAACAGAGCAAATGGACTTATAACCATGTTGCTAGTATCTATGCAGATATGAACTATATAAGGATTGTTGGATGGAATGAAATTGATGAGCTGTATTCAGCCAGGCATTACTATGATGAGTTTGATGCTGTTGAGCTGGATGTTAAAGAAGAGGGGGATTAAGTATGGCACTTATTGATTCTAAGAAACTTATTGATGTTTTTTACTTTGGAAAAAATGATTTGTCTATTACCGGAGACAGTGAAACGGATGGAAAAGTTATTGAGATCATAAAGGAACAGCCAGAAGTGGAAGCTATACCTAAGGTTAAAATTGACAGATTTATAGACAATATTGAAAACATAGCATATTTTAACGGAACTATTAAGGCTAGCATGGTGCTGGCAATGCTACAGAGAGAGTTGGAATAATAAGAGGTAGATCATGAGTGATATGTCAAGAAAAGAAGCAATAGAAAATCTTGAATGGTTAAAAGCGTTTCTAGATATTAATGGAGTTTTTACCGTATCGGATGCTGTAAAAAAATCAATTGATTTTGCAATATCAAGCCTAGAAGCAGACGAAGCATATCAACTTGAATATGAACAGCCCGAGTTTTGTGAGGATTGTATATCAAGAAAAGAAGTATTAAATGCTATAAAAGATGGCATTGATAATGGGGAATATACTCTTGATGGTGCATTAATCATGGCTAAAATTGCAGATATGTTAAGTGTTCTACCTAAGGCTGATAAGCCCACAATTATTGATTGGAATAATTGTCATACAAGCGAGCAGTTAGAAAACATAGCAACTACTAAGAATGATTTAGGAGTTGATTGTATATCAAGAGAGCAAGCACTAAGGGAGTTAAAAGAGAGTGCAGAACATCATGCAAATGATAGCAGAGAAGAAGTGTTATTGAGAAGAGATAGGGATATTATAAGGGCTTTGCCCTCAGTAACACCACAAGAGCCAAGATGGATTCCTGATAGCAAAAAATATGAACATCATATAGATCACACAGATTGCATTTGGTATGGAAATGATAGCGGTTGTCCTGTTACTTGTAGTCAATATCGTGATGGTTGGAATGATGCTATGGAGTACATTTTTAAAAGTGGTAAGGGGTATCAGCCTTATAGAAGAAATGAAAATGGGTAAATTCAAAGATTTAACAGGATTAAAGTTTGGAAAGTTAACCGTTATTGAGCAAGCAGGACATGACAAATACAATAAAATACTTTGGAAATGTAAATGTGATTGCGGAAATGAAACTATTACTCATGGTAGAGATTTAGTTAATGGACATTGTAAATCGTGTGGGTGTCTACTTGGGGAAAAAAGAAAAGAAAGCGGGAAATTCAAAGGATTTAGTCATACAAGAATATTTACGATTTGGAAGGGAATGATATATAGATGCACTAATCCAAATTGTGATGCTTATGGTTTGTATGGTGGCAGAGGAATAACAGTATGTAAGGAATGGTTAGGTGAACAAGG